TACCGCTAGAGAGGCCTGTTAGACCTGATTTTCCTAAGGTGAAAGGTTCCGATCTATCATGTGTACCGAGTGATACTAAACAACAATTGTTGATGAGAGATGATGTAATTAAATCTTACATCAATAGACTTGAAGCGACAATTGATGCCACTAAAGTTACAGACCAGTAAATTTACAACCAAGAACTGCTTGAGTACCCATTAACACCTGCAATCCTTGTTTTGGTGTTAATGGTGTACCCGATTCATAATCCCTTTTGCCATAATACTGCATTAATTCACTATTCATTTTAGGTTCTACTGTACAATCACTAAAACCTTCATATCTTGCACAACTAATAGAAAACAACATTCCTGCCGTTAGTATAAACAACTTGAGAATGTTCATTTTCCTGTTTTTCAATTTTAATCCATTCTGAGTCGGAGAATTTATAACCTTCTCTTTCTTGAACTGTTATTTTCAGATAATTGATCTTTTCTCTTATATATTTGGCTAGACTGACGTTATCTATACCACCAACTCTAATGAACAATACATTCTTTTCATACTTTACTTCTGGTTCAAAACCAAAATTGTTTTTCACCAATTGAATGGCTTGATCAAGTGTATAAGGCATAATTAGAAATCCTTTCTTTTACCTATACCCATTGGCATTCTAGGATCAGAAACTTTCTTCTTACGCTTTCGAAGGTCAACGCCAGGTTCACCTCCTTTTCCCCCGCTACCAGCAATTGCACCACCACCAACTACGTTGGTTGGGCCACCGGCAACTGCTCCGGCACCCATTCCATCTTCTTTTAAATCTTTACCGTCATGACTGACCACATGAATGGTACCAAATCCAGGTTTATGATTTGAATCCATTCTTACATTTTTATAACCACTTGTTGCTAATTTTTTAGCGTGAGCTATAGCACCCTTTTCACTAAAGTGTATTGATTTTCTATCTTCTTCTTCGGTTACAAACTGTTTAAATGTTTTCATCTACATTTCCATTTTCTTAGAGATAAAGCCTTTCTTGTAGGTTCACCATTAGGTTTCTTCATAGGACCAGGCATACCACTCATTCTTGCACAAAATGACTTTCTGCGTTTTGCAGCTTTACTACCAGGTTTTACTTTACCTGTAACAGCCTTTTTTAATTTAGAACCTGGATTTTCTCTACGGTATGATGCAATACCTTTTGCATTCAAACCACCAGTAGGACTTTTACCTTCTTTGCGTTTCCATGCAGCTGACTTTTCATCTAACTGAACTTCTTCAGGAACACAATTAGGAACTGTTTTACCACCTTTCTTTTTAGTACCAATTGCGGTATAACCTTTCCAACAAGATTTCTTTAAATCTTCTCTGAGTTCTTTAAATGTCTTCATATGCTTAGTAGTATCTCTGCAACAATGGGGTCTATAGGTATATCATAAGAATTTATATTTTTTCCTCTAATACCATCTATTTCTTCTGGCATTATTCTAAGATAACATAAAAATGTTTTCAATATATCATAATCCCTTTCATCAATCTTATAGAATAAAATTCTTGTTGTGGCTACAGGACCAAAAACATTATTCAATAAAATGATGTGATTTAGTATCAATCTTTCTTTGAGAATTTTGGTAACTTTATATTTACGAAACAACCTTTTAAGATACTTCGTTCTTTTAATGTCACCTTCAAACTCCGATAAAATGCAATGAGGTGACATGTAACACTTCATTGCATATATCAGAAAATTATCTTCAGTTAAATTTTGCATAATTAAAGGGGGATAAAAATCCCCCTATATTATAGACCAGAGACAATCTGGCCGGCAGTTGTGTTACCTGAATTGGTATTAGAAGCAGAAGAGTTAGCTAATGCAACTAAAGTTTCTTTCAAATAACGAACAGTACCATCATTATTAACCTTTTTAGTGATTTTATTCCAACCTGTATTTAAATTACCAATGTTAGCAATTGCACCATTAGCGGTTGTAGTATTTGCTGCTCTTGTTGTAGTAATAAGAATGGTATCGTAGAAATATGTATTTGCTGGTGAAGGCCATGCAATAGACTTGTCAAATTCGACACCCCATCCAGAGTTAACCACACCAAATAAATTATTTGTTAATGTGATTGTATTACCACTAATCGAACTAACCTGTGTATTTGATGCAAAGAATCCTGGAATACCATTACCAGATTGGCCTCCATTGTTTGCATTAAATCCGTTAGCCCAAAAATATACATATTGTCCTGCTGAAACACCGATGTTAGCTACGTTATTTTGAGCACCATCGTTATAAGAAACCGAAATTATGTTATTACCAGCTGTATTACCAGCATAAACATATAGCTGAACATTTTCTCTTGTTTGACGTTCATAACCAAACTTAGGTTTGGTTTTTGGTCCGTCAGTATTAGACCATGATGGCATTTGAATTCTCCTAGAATAAGTTTTACTGTATTATTTATCTTTTTTATTTTCTTCTTTCTTCTTGTCTTTATCTTTGTCTTTTCCTTTTGTTATATCTGGTTGGCCAGGACGATTTCTCATCATAGGATCAATTTCTATGGTGTCTCTTTTCTGTCCTGTTAAAGTTGATCCACCAGTCATAACAGCGGCTGCATGGGGTTTATTTTCACCGACACTATCTTTTTTATCAGCTGTTTCTATTTTAGGTTTTTTACCGTATGTTGCAACAGACTTATCTTCCTTCTCATGGTCATACAAATCTTCATTCACTTTTTTCTTGAAAATCGATTTAATCAATTTTGCAGCTCTTGAAAGTTTCTCAGAAACATCATTTGTATTATTTGCGCCATCAAACACAGTCTGTGTTGCAGCCTGTGGATCTTGATATACATCTTCTCTTTTCAAACCAGGTGTAGTAACAACATTGTGCATAGATTGTCTAGCTTTCAGTTGTTTATGTCTTTTTGCAGTAGCATTAATACTACCTTTTACATCAGAAAGACCTTTATCAATTTCTTCCTTTTTGACAACCGGAAGTCTACCACCAGAAACATGGTCTCTTTTCCATTTTTCAAATTCGCCAGTCTTTGAAGCAGAAATCTTAGATATTTTACTTGCAGTTTTAGGATTCAATCCTTTTGTTTGCATATATCTATTAAGTAAATCATCTTCATTAATGCCGGCCTTCGCAGACCATGGATCTTTAGGATCGACACCAAACTTAGGTTTTTCCCTGACAGTATCTTTAACAATTGATTTTATCTTGTCAGATTTGCTGCTCATTACTTTGGACCTGCATGGAATTTAACTTTAGTTGATTTAAAATCTGCACCTGGGCCAACGTCATCTTTTTTCCCACCTTTAACTGGGCCTTTTAGCATATCAGTTGATCTTGTTTCATAATCAAGTTCTTCTGATGTTCCAATCTTACCTAACATTTCACTCTTCATTCTCTTCATGGCATGACGAGCAACTTCTTTTACTCTAGCCGCAGGTGTTATTGGATTGCTTGATGGGTTTGCATTCTGTACAAAAGGAGAATCAGAACCACAACCTGCATCCATACTTGGATCTTTACCTTCATCAATCTCAACATCTTCTTTCTTGAGTTTCTTCATGTCTTTAAATTTCTTCAGTCCTTTACCAGCAGCATTAGCAGCGGCAGAAGCAGCAGAAGATTTACTTCTTGTTGACTTCTTCCAAGGACCATCAGCAATATCTGTCCACTTGTCTTCGTTGACTTCAGATTCTTCATTATATGTTGATTTAGGGAATCCACCAGCAGTTTTACCTTTCTTCCCACCACTCGTCAAATTATAGTAACGATTGGAATTTCTTATTGCTTTCTCTGCTTCCTTTTGATCACCGCCGTGTTGTGAATGTTTTATAACCTTTCCGAATGATGCCCATCCTTTCTTTTCTGCTTCATTTCCACGTTTAATTCGTCCAAGAAGAGATTTCTTGTCTAGTTCATCAATCTGTTCTACTGACTCATCAACTTCCTTTGGTGTCTTCTTTGCCAACTTACCAATTTCCTTATCTGGATCAGTTTTCTTGTCTGCTTCAATTGGCTTTGCCTTCATTCTCTTGAGTTCAGCATCAGCACGACGAACATCATCATCTTCATCGTCATCATCCCAACGTTCTTCAAGAGTTTCTTCTTTCATTGCCATCTTGGTAGCGGTAGCATACATTACTTCTTTCCAACGCTTACCATACTTAGCCTTGAATTCTTTTTCTCTATCCTTCATAGACAGAACAATTTTTTCTTTTTTCTTTGTCTGTGCAGGAGTCATTTCCTTTTCATCAATCTGTTCAATATCGAACTGTTTGTTCTTAAAAGAATCGATTAGATAGTCTTTGAATGAAAGGTCTTCTTTATGGAATTTCTTAGATGCTGTGAAATAATCATCATGTCTCTTCATCTTACGTTCCATAGAGTCTGGGTTCTTAGGATCAGCCATTCTCTTTGTATTTGCTCTCATGTAGTTGCCGAGAGTTTTCTTTGACAGTTCATCAATCTGTTCCGGTTCTTCAGAGATAATCTTATCCACGGCATCAGTAACAGAGTCTTTTATAAATTTATTGTTAAACATCTTTCTTTCCTTTTTTCTTTTTAATTGTTATACCAATGTTTCTATTTTGATCTTTGTAAGATTGCATAGGTTCTTTGTTACTAGCACCACCAAGAACACCACCAACACCCATTCCATCAGCATCATTCTGAAAACCGTTGAATTCCTTTAATGATTTCTTAAATTTCTTGAAAGGTTTCTTTTCAACATCATATGAACTACTTAGTGGGTTAGGACTCGCACCTTTGGTCATTCCAGCAAAATTAATAACATCGTCATTATTAAAATCTCTATCTTCACTATAGGTTTGATTACCTAAACCAGCACCAGCTGCTGCTCCTTGACCACCAGCTCTAGTATCATATTCTGGCCCTATTCCGGATGGTCGACCTACTCTACCAGCACTCAAAGACTTATCACCTCTTTTCAACTTTTTATTCTTATCATTATCTTTGTTGAAATTAGGTTCTTTCGGTGGTGGGCTATATGTCATATGCGGTTGACTTGCCTCACTATATGTTCTAAAAGTATATGTTTTAGTTTTCTTAGGTGCATCATACTTGATATTATCAACACGTTCACTTGAACGATTATCTGGTGTTATATCATCAGGACCGTCAGCCTTCAATGCAGGGTTGATCTTTTTCTTGAACTCTTTTAGTATGTTTTTACCTAGAAAAGTATTTATCTTTTCGTGTGTTTTTTGTATTTCTTCTGATAACTCTTCAATAGAACCCATGTTATTGAATTCTATATAATTATCAAAAGAATCTGAAAACACATCTTTGTTTTCTTGTGCCTTTAACCATCTTGAATGACGAACTGATTCATTCATTGATCTGGATAGTTTTTCGTTACGTTCTTTGCTAACTTGATCTGAAGTATTAGTGTAAACCATTATAGTTGTGTAACCAAACTCTTCAAGTTCTTCTTTGATGTAAAGAATCTTATCAATATCACTAGCTGGAGCATTAATTACCAGCGGCATTCTATGTCTAATAGATTCCATTCTGTAATCTTTTGATTTTGATAACATATTATCTTTATCTGCAAGGAAATTATATACTTGAAGATGGTTGAGTTCACTTATATCAGTTTCGGACAAAACATCACGAATGATAACATCCTTTCCTGATCCTGGACCACCAGAAACGAAAATAGCCTTAGACATAGTATCATGTCTTCTATTTTCCGAGATATTAACAATAAAATCTTTGAAATTTTTCATTTACTTTTTGTTCTTTGTTGTATTCTTTTAACAATGGACTTGACCATACCACGACTTAAATTAGGATGTAACATACTTTGTACTGTATCAACATCACCTTCTCTAGCAGCCTTTCTAACATCAGAAGCATGTACACCATCACGACCAGATGCATCTCTCATGTTATTCTGGTCATGTCTTGTCATAACGTGAATAGATTTGAAGTTGTATCCTCGGCCATTCTTGTCAAACTTTCCATTATACGCATGAAGGCTGTTCTTCATTTCTTCAATTCTATCATCACCTAATACAACAGTTGCGTGTCTATATCCTTTTGCATGAAGGTCTGCCAATGCATGAAATATAGATGGTGAAGTCTTTGAAGAGGTGTGAAATATACCTCTATGTTCAGGATGAGCTTGTCTTAAAACAGCAACCTTTTCGTTACCTGTCAATGGATTCTTGTCTTTATCATGTGAATGACTAACGAACACATGAGGGTCTCCACCAATATCATTTGCATGATCAACTACAGCATCAACCAAATGACTGTGTTCTTTATGTGGAGGAGAGAATCTTCCAAATGTAATAACAGCATGTTTACTTTTGGGTTTATAATTGGTCAGAGATTCTAAGAACATATTTTCCGTAACTGGTTTACGGAAACGAGCATTCATATTGAAATTGTTTCTACTGAAATCAGCACGATTGACCAATTTCAATGTATTGATGTTGTGGTGTTCAGGTGAATCGAATGTCCATCCTTCCGCACCAGTCTGTCTAAATGATCCATCAGCGTTTTCTAGATGATGTGTCACTTTACTGTTAGAATCAGCTTTATTAATCAAATCAACTAAATGATCTTTCGCTTCTTCTGTTGCTGCATGTAAATTAACACCGTGTTGAATATGTTGACGATTATCACTCAACATTTGTATGTGTTTTTGTTGAGATTCGATTTTCTGTTTCTTAGCTTTATCAGTTTTTACTTTATCGATACCCTTTTGATGTTGTTCATTAACATGATTAATGAAATCATTGACATTAGGTTTAGAACCTTCCCTGACAGTTCTATTGATATAAGTCTTGAAGTGTTCTTTAACATCAGGATGACTCATGAAGTCGAATGCTTCTTTTGGAGTATTGCTTATTGTATTAGATAACTTCTTCAATACCTTTTTTGTCTGTTCATTCTTTTGAATCTTAGGTGCAGACAGGTCCATGTTATAAACATCTGGATGTTCCTTTACATCACCTGGTTCTAATGGTTTTCTTTCACCCTTTTCATTGAAAGCTGAGTGCATAGCAACACCAACCTTTGCATTCTTGATTTTTTGTGCTTCTGCATCATCATGAACTTCATTTTTGATAGTGTTGGGTTTAAAAGAAACACTACCATTCTTTTCCTTTTCTACTTCTTTTGGAGTAAATAAGAACTCACCAGAAATATGGCGATTATTTCCAGAAATTTTGTGTGCATTATCAAGTAACTGATGTAATTTATCAGCCAGGCCAGGAGAGTGGCCATGGTTTTTTTCTATGTCTTCGTGTGTGTAATTGATCTTTGGATCTTTGTTGTCAATGGACTTGGTAGCAATACCTTTTTTACCTTGAACATTGGTAACAATATGAAATGCCAATGAACCATCACCTTTCTTTTGTAATGGGTGACGGTTATTAGCAGTATCTTGTAATAATTTATGTGCTGCTACAGCACCTTCTTTACCATGATCCAAAAACAATTCTTCTGGGTGTCTATAATGCCCACGATAACCACCAAGATTATCGAATACAGATTCCTGTAAATAGAATTTAAAATTTATCATGTATTATCCTTATGAATTGCAACACACTATGGTTGCCTAAAGGTATTTATATATTCTTTTTTGCTACAACAGTTAGAATATTTGGCCACATATCGACCGGTTTTCTTATTTGATCTTCTTCATTTCCGATATGAATAATAGAACAATTTGCATCAGTTAGTAGTCCAACCAAACCATGTACATCAAAATGATGAAAATGTTCATTTGGTTTTCTGTGTTTCCAGTTTTTAAATGATCCGACACCCAAGAATTCATGGAACCAAGGAACAGAAATAACAAAATACTTCGCCTTCTTATTATTCAAGAAAGATACCAAGTCTTCCTCTACGATATGTTCTATCGAATCAAAGAAAGTCATAACATCAACTTCTAGATTATCAATATCACTTACAGAATGTACACCTTCCGGTACAGGATAATCTGAAATATCATATGCATGTGATGTGTGACCTTTAGATTGGCAATATCGAATAAATGCACCATTACCATATCCAAAATCACAAATAGAATCAAATTCCTTTACATATTGCTTAACAATATTGTATCTAATTTCAGACATTGCATCGGATGGAATATTGTTGTAATAATTACAATATTCTATTGAGTATTGGGGACCAATACCAGTTACTTCTGTTTGATATAAGTGACCGGCTCTTAAAAATCTATAGTTTTCTTTCATAGTAATCTTTCTAATTCAGTTGCGTGTACCATTTGTGACTTTCTGTTTTTATAGAAATGTTTTTCAAACACTTTGTCGATATTACAGTTATCCCAAGACACATCATTTCCGTTTCTATACTCTGGTTTCCAGTCTTCGGGTTTCCAGACAATAAATGTTTCTTTATTAAGTAAATCCGCAATAACAGAAACACCAGTCAGATTTGTGATAAAAGGTTTCGTTGAATTCTTGATAATATAACAATTAGTTAGAATGTCATTGTTATAATCAATGAATTCAAAGTCAGAAAGATAGGTCAAAATGTTACATTCTCTTCTTCTATCTGTAAATTGACCAGCCCAGCGATCACCAACATAATAGTTATCTTTAACTTCAATGTCACAATGGGGGAATTTGATTTCAAAATCATCATCTACTTCAAAATCGGGGTTTAGGTTGTCTCTTATCCAATTTTCATATTTGCACGTTTCATGTGGACGAATATCAGAATTTACTGTGTGTCTACAGTTCCAAATGTCTAACTGTACCACATTATAATCGATATTGATCTCATTGTCAAGATATACGTTGTCGAACAAATCTTGGTATAAGAAAAATTCTCTTATACCTTTGAATTGTGTCAGTTCATGTTTTATAACTAGATCAAATTTACCTATTTTCTTATTTAATCCTGATAATACTGGTAGTGAATTTAACAAATCACCTAAAGAACCAATATGCTTGATATAAAGTTTCATATTACTCCTTAATATCTCTTCCATCGAAGGCCATTATACCCTCAACATTGATTTTATCGAATTCAATAATGTTGTTGGGATCAATGTATCTTTTGAATACATGTTCCATGTTATTACCTTGATTCTGTAAATGTTTACCCATGATATCAATAAGTTTCATAAAATCTGTAACATTAGTTTTACACATTGACCAAAATCTACATTCAAAAACAGGATAAGATTGAATTGGAGACTTTAAGAACACATATTTTCCGTATGTACTACTATAATCATTCATATCAAAATCATCAGTAAGATAATATCTTCCACTAATCTTAAATACTCTGTTTAAGTCAAGCATGTTAATATTTCTAGTGACACAAAGTAACATTTTGTATAACATGAATAATTCAGGTAAGCTTCTATCGTAATTGACTGATGCTAGATATTCTGGTTTACTTAATTTGCAGATCAATTTATCAATATCATCTTTTTCGTCTCCAGATTCTATCAAGATATTTACCTTTTTCTTTATATCATCAAGATATTCTTTTGCGTCCACCAGAGAAATGTCATTCATAATAATGAATGGATTTTTAATATGTTTTTTAACCGATTCAATTGTTTTTAGTGTTTGTTTATATCGATCTTCGATACTCACTTTACCAAAAGTAGTTCCAATAGAAGAAGTTATCAACACAACATTAAACATACTATCTTTCACTATTCTGTAGTATAACTTTTGATAGTTTTTACCTTCCATCTTTTCGAACATGTGGATAAAAGGAACATAACTGTCATGTTCAAATACTCTATTATTTTCATCTAATAGAATCTGTTTATTTGATGGAATAACTTCGTCACCGTCATAATTAAATGACATAATAGGAAATTCAGTATAACCAATAGGTAAAATTCCTAACTTAGCATATACAATAGCAAAGATACCTTCTTCCGTTCTAGCACCTCTAAAGAATCTCTTGCATCCATAATTATCATAATTCAAGAAAACTTCTCTTGCACTTTCAAAAAATTTATCAGCAAATTCACCTTTTTTTACATAAGTTAATCCGCAATGCATAGAAGGAATAGTTTTACCCAGTAACTTGGAAATGTTATTAGATTCACCCCAATGCCAATTTGGATCAGCTACTTTATTTCCCATATTGGCAACAGAAAACTTATTCTCTTTCATATAATCCCAAATCTTATTTGGGCTATACTGACACAAAACATCACTATCTAAGTTAATAGTTTCATCATAGGTTGAATACTTTTCCAGATTCAATCTGATGTATACACAATTTCTTTCAAAATCATTTTGACAATCCAAATACACAGAATCGTTTATATCTGGTTGAAATATTACTACATCATCAAAAACTTTGAAGTTTTTAGCCATTTCTTCGTCTTGTTTATGAACAAGTATAGAAACAGGTCTAGTTTCACCCTGCATTCTTAGTGTTCTAACTAAATGATAATTTTCTACAATATATTTTTGACCAAGACCGATCAAAAGATAACCTTGTGACATAATAACCTCGCTCTTATTAATAGTATTTCTTATAGTGCATGATTACATCGTAATCTGGTCTAAGATCATCAACCAACTTATCATAATCAATATCACTCTTCGGTTTATCATGCGAACTTCTTGGGAGTTCTGTACACCTAGTATTAACTGTAAAGTCTTTTCCTGCCAACATAAAGAAAATGGTCATGAAACAATCAACCCAACCTATAGTGGGATAGATATGATCCTGAATAATTCTTCCAGTTGTTCTCATGAACTTTACAACTTCTGGGTAATATTCAATGAATGTTGATACTTTATAAATTGATCCACCGCAACCTGCATAGTAGTTTGTCTTTGGATATTTTCCAGAGAATTGATAGATCCAGTCTAAAACTGGTTCTGGAATAAATTCATGTGATTGAACACTCATATGTTCACAGTCATAATCAAACTTTAATGGACGTGTAAGTATAATATCGTCCTCCATCAACATAATATGTGAGGATGGACTTCTTACAGCCGCAATATAGAATCTACTCAGAAAATCCAACGCATCTTCAATTTTATATCCATGTGGCTGTTGTTGATATCCCAATCTTTTATTACAATGTAAATATTCGCAATTATAAGTTTTAGCCATTTCCATATAACTATCACAACCATCACAGGCTAATAGAATATATTCTTCTGGATAAATCTTTCTCAATTCGATTAGAGATTGTTCTGTAGCATTTCTATAAACGGAAACACTATTAAAAAAACTCAAACTAGCTTCATTCTTCATTATTTTATACCTTGTTGTAATCTTTGAAAATTCTGAACCAATCATCAGGTGAATTGTAATGCAGTTCAAAATACTGTGGTGCTGATAGATAAGACATTAACAGGAAAGTCTGATCATCATCAGAAAGATTCATACTCAAAGCAAGGTCTAAATTTAAAAGTACCAGATTATATAATTTCTTCCACATATTGGATCCGGCAACAATATGACAACCTTGAATATAAACATCACCTGTATATACAATATCTGCAAAAGTTCTATTCAGATTACCATCAATATCACGCATGTTGAATAGATGAATCTTCTCTTTATCGAAGTCATAGTTCCATTTCAAGTTTTTAGGTAAAGTTTCCAGGTTACGAACATATCCAAAATCAATCCAAGCTACAAGATCGGTTTTTACAACATCTCTTTCAATTGCATAGTTGAGGTACCAAGACTTTAGTATATTAACCAGTACATAATCCGAATGCCAATACTCAATGAGTTGTGGATTTACAATTTTAGAGATATATTCAGGATCATTCATTACCTTTTCAATCTTTTCTTTATAATGAGATAGATCATCAGGTAAATATGAATCTACAGATATTACAGTTGTCTTATCTCCAAGGCCTTCTGCAATTCTAATATTCCTAACACGATCCGCAAGATCGTGTGTTGTAAATATGACCATAGGATTTTTGATTTTGGACAAATTCTTGAAAAATTCAAAATAAGTTTCAGTCGAACGATGTTGATAGTGAGGTAGAATTCTTCCATATTTCATTGCAGGAAGATCACCACGACCAATATCAAAGAAAGCGGTAACGATTGTAATTTCACTCATATTTTTTCTCTATAATATCTTTCCAGGCTGGTACACGATTATATTGGTGTACCATACAATACTTTTCACCTTTACTGTTATATACATATTCACCATCCCAAATAGGTTCGGGACATAACAGATTAGGTCTAAACTTATCTATCTTACTTGGATCCACGGTTGTTCCTGCCTCACAAGCCCAACTAACATCGTGGTTATTAAATTGAGTAATCTGTTTATAAGGTTCCAATGAAAGAACAAGATTAACTGCTGCTTGATCGGGTGTAGGATTATGTTGTGCGTTTGTAAGAACCAAAGCCACATTCAACGAAAAATCAACAAAGGTATTAAATCTCCCCATCATTGATCCGGCATTATAAATGGATGAATCTTTTACCTTTTCATAGATTTCTGAACCGAAACATTGTTGGAAGTTCTCATTACCCCAATCTTCATTTTTATACTTCAGTCCTTCTGATTGATACATCAGAGAATAAACGGATAATTGTAGAAAATTTTCATCAATCCATTCGGAAGGATTGGTCTGAAATACTACATCAGATATATCTGTGGAAATAACATAACGAATGTCTTTTTGATCCTTGAGGAACTTCCAATAAAAGAAGTGACGTAGAGCAGGAACTTGGTATGTGATGTTATCTGCAAAATGATAACCATCATTTGTTTTATTTCTTTGTTCGGAAGATAACCAAACTTCAAAACCATTATCGTTTAAATGTTTGATTGTTTCATCTTTGATATTAAAAGCGACTACTGCCTTTCTACCAGTGAAACCACTTCTATTAATTGAATTGACCCAGATTTTAAGTTTGTCGTAATTATACTCCGATACTGCGCTTATGATCAAGTCTTGCATAATATGAACCTATATTTTTAATAATATCTTTGTTTAAAACTTGCGGCCTTTGAATGTCCAATACATTATATATTAGATCACTATTGAGAATAAATTGTTCACCTAATTCATTGGATTCTGATTTTACATTTGCTTGGCCATATCCAGTAATCAACCAGTTACCAACGTCACCAATCTTTGTGCCATACCCGCTACCAAGATTAAAAATTCCAGTTTCTTTCTTATAACACATAGATGCAATGGCATCAGCAGCATCCATCACATATAATAAATCTTTTTGTGTATCAGATGATACAGTATACACTATACCACCGTTTTTGTCAAGAGAATTAAGGAAATAACCCATAAATGAGTTTCTACCAAGTTCTCTTCCGTACCAATTACTTCCACGAATAATTGTTGATGAATCTCCAAAATATGATTGTATCTTTAATTCAGAGATAACTTTGTTTTCACTATAATAATCATATGGTTTTAGTTTAGAATCTTCATAATACTCTTTTAGTTCAGTTGATGAACCATATACTTTTCTTGTGGAGAACATGATGTAATGACATTTATTATCATTAGCCCATTTTGCAATCTCAAAATCAACATCATTGTTTACATCATAATAACTTGTTTTTGATAATGGGTTGAGAGCACAATTTAAAACAACATCATAATCTTTTAGATCAACATTTTTATAATCTTTGTATGATACTGAAAAGAAATTTGAATGTCTTGATAGGTATTGAGATATAAAACTATTTTTACCTACTATTAAGACTTTCGCCACGGCAGTTCTCCATTGAAATGTTGTTCAACAAGTTTATTATTATGTTTAAAGAAGTCAGATTGCACCACATTAGTTCCACCACCCATACGATAGTTTACTGTATATTGGCTTGTGGTGTTAAACTTTTTAAAGGAATCAAATAGACACATCAAGAATTTTCTATCTTGTCCCCATCCACCATGCCAGTTAGATGCAACTTGAACCGCACGATCTGTTCTAATACAGTAACAGTTTGTATCCACATGAGCATATCCCATAATTGGCCATTGGGGACCTAATGATTCACAGTTATCTTGACATGCAAATTCACCATTCTGTTCATATATATTTCTGAGAGAATAACACCAGTCTAAATTGTTCTCTTCAATCGTCTTGACACAAGATTCAACATGATTGGGTTCTAACCAACAATCTTGATCTAGATAAAGAACGTAATCAGTATTGATTAGATGAGTAAATGCAGCATAGACCCTATGACCATAGAATCCATTTGCACCTACGTTATTGGGTAGAGTACATACATTTAATCCCGAATCTGTAAGGTCCATGTGATAGAGGATTTCATCAACTTTGTCAACATGTTCTAGTCCATCAATAACTAGATATGTTTCTGTTGGGTATGTTTGATTGAATACACTTTCTAAAGCTTTTTCCAAATCATCAGATCCCGTAGTTGGGATAATCACAGTTGCAGTCATAAATTACCTATTTTGATATAATAAATCTACTAGAATCTTCCGTTCTGGATGTTGCATACTTATAAATTTCTTGCATAAATCTATCAGCCGGTGGTATATAATCAGGATTATTACTATTGTCCCGAGAATTGGCTTTTAACCATTTTATTAAAGGAGGAAAAATTACATTTGTTACCATCATAGCATCCAATGCACCCCTATCTTTGTCAAATTGATCCCTGGCCATTTTGATTGCAGCCGGATTAGTTAGTCTTTTGACTTTTTCTTGATATTCCATTTTAAGTTTTTTTGCTTCTTTTTTATATTTTTCATTGGCAGCATTATATAGCCTTAGTTCTTCAGAAGCAATTTTTGGATCAATAAGTTCTAATATATCACAGAAAATTTTCCAAGAGCCAATAGAACCACCTCTTGCTTCCATATCTTTACTTTCAAGTTCCGTTTTCATTGCTGCTGTAGAAGCATCATGTCGAATTTTAATGGACTCTCTATCTGATGTAGAAAATTTTATTTGCAAATCTCTTGTTTGTGGATTGTCCAACTCATATTTTTTCCATTCTTTTTTAAATCCATAAAATCCATATTTTAGAATTTCTGATGTTTCATGAGCTCTATCAAAATTAACTTTTTTTATGGTTACAGAATTTGTTTGTTTTTTCAAGGAAATAGGTAATAAATCCCCAGACTCAATTAATTCATTAACCATATTATTCATGATATCAAAACCATAAGCTTTACCTTTACCCTTGACGTAATCAGCAACATTGGCTTTTATTCTTTCTCTAGCTTTATTTGTAGCAAAGTATATATCAGCTGGTGACCATTTATTAACATCGCCGAATTTTGGATCTGCTTTATTTTTATTGGCAACTTTGAATAAATCTTCTAAATTTTTCATTACATCTTTATCACCACGAAAATACCAAACATCACTTGTACTTGGTTTTTTATTAAAACCTTTTGAAATTGTAGAAATGTCTTCAACTAGTTTTTTACCAATTAAACAGGATGATGTATACCAACCCTTGTCAAACATCAAAAATCCTTCAATTTCACCATAAGGTATTATTCTTGAACCTGTTGAAGCTTCTGTAAATTTTTCGTATATTTTGTGTAATGAATCACTATTATTTTTGAATACACTCTTCCACTTACTTTCGAATCCGGTGAATGTATCTAATCCCTTACTTTTATCTTTTGGATCTAAAAATTCGTTTAAATTTTTACCTTTAATTGTTAAGTAATCAGCAATAGCACAGAAAAAAGCTTGTGATGATTCGGCTAAAGAAGTTGTATCTGTCATTACTATATCCCAAATAAAGATATTTATCGAATGATATCAATATCTTTTCCTGAGGTCCATACCTCAAGTTCAGTCCTCAATCGACCTTCAGACTTCAAAGTTTCATAACGGTTTGTTGCTTTCCTTTTCCACCATTCTATGATATTTTCCAATTCAAACTTATCATAATTCTGACCTTTAATCAAGTTGTCAGTTTTACCATTAACTACATCAATATAGTTTTCAAATCCATAATCAGATATGTAATACCTTTTTTGTTCAGTTAGACTTTTAGCATTTTCAATTATTTTATTAAAATGTTCACCTTCTACTGAACCTTTTAGAGCCTGCTTAGTCAAAGCAATGATCCTTTGTGAAATCTTGAGTTTTCTACTAGAAGCATTATCATCCACAATTTTTCCAATCTTTTCTTCCATGAAGTTTTTCAAATCCTCAAAAGGCTTACCATTCATCATAGGAAGAAAATCTGAATCAGTCAAACCTTTAAATCTAATATAAGGTTTCATGCCATCGTACTGAGATACAGATTTTGAACTACCATAAAGTGATGTAGTTTCAAATAAACAGAGATTCATATCATATTTCTTGTTACAAATCTCTCTTACTGCATGTGAACAACAAATAGCAGCCAATAATTTACCACCAAGATAGTTATATCCAAATGGTTGTGATGGAACAATAACAAAACCCATTAGTGTAGTCTTGTTAAATATTTTAGCATTTTCTATTGTTTGAGTGAATACCTGACCAAGCATTTCGTTACGAGGTTTACAATTAATCAATGGCGAACCAAGACGAATAAATCCAACATATTTACCAGTATTCTTTTCAAGAACAGCGAGTTTAATATTTTTACCAACAGGTGCAATATTAATATGTGAGGAGGTGATACTCAATAATGTTTCCCATTGTGATCCTGGAATCTCAACAACATCTAAATCCATATCATTTGGATGCATATTGAAATCAGAGAATAGATCATCTTCTGGTGGAAACAATGCATTGGTTGGTATATCAGATAAAGATGCCAACTTCTGATCTTTCATATACTCATCTATACGACTAAAATTACTGAAATAGTCTTCGTATACTTTAGAAACGTGTATGGCATCTTCTTTTTCAAAACTCATACTTTAAAACCTTCAAATTTACTTTTCATATCAGTCTTTGGAACCTTATCATAACCGGAGTCAACAATTTCATCTTGTGCTGACTGTTCAACATCATACAATTTCATCTTACTCCTGTCAACACCGATCACTCCACGTTTCATAAAGGTAGGATCAGAGTATCGATTCTTCAACTGCTTCACCATGATCTGTCCTAACTCTTCCAGTTCTTCGGAGGAGATCAATGCAAACATTAGATCGGCGGTTGCTGGGAGTCCGAATGATTCCGAGGTATCCTCCAATCCAGGATCAGAGCTGTTAAATCCTGCTCTTGTAGTCTGTGTAGCACTGACAACAGGCACAGAATATTCCACCGCAAGTCCACGAAGTTCTTCAGCAATGGATTTGACGTAGGTATAGGAGTTAATGCTAGCACCAGGTTTAATACGAGCAGAAGTGCAGATATTAAGATAATCAATAAAGATGATATCAGGTCTGAAGTTGCGTTTAAGATGAAGTTCATTTAATAAAGTCCTAAAGTGTGTGGCCGATGCGGATGCAGTCGGATACTCTTTGATAATCAATTTACCCGTTGTCTTACTACGAACACGAGCAACCTTTCTATCATATTCTTCTTTGGAAAGTTTTTCTAATTCATCAACTTTGACATTGAGAAGATTTGCATCAATACGTTCTGCAATCTTCTCTTCTGCCATTTCTAACGTGATATAGAGTACACTTTTACCTTTTACCAAACATCCAGCCGCAACATGACACATGAACAAACTTTTACCAACACCAGTTCCGGCAAGAGCAATGTTGAGTGTTTTACTTGGAAGACCACCTTTTGTAATCTTATTGAAATAATCTAGATCAAAAGGGATTCGTTCTTCTTTACGGTGATAGAATTCATATCTAGCATCCGAGTTCTCAAGGTAATCATGACCTACCGAATTGTCAAAGGATATTGCAAGCGCATCAGAAAGGATTTTCGGGATTGCACCCTTTTCGTGACTTTTATCTTTCCCATCCAATATGGAAATCGATTCAAGAACTGCGTTATATACTGCTTTTTCTTGACAGAATTTTTCTGTTTTGTCGATGAGCCATTGTTCTTCCGAAACAGAGAGGCTAGAAGTTGATTTGATTTCTTGTAGATAATCTTCAAACTTCTCAATTTCTTCACCTGTGATATTTCTCTTTTCCTTGATGGCAATACTAAGTGCATCAAGTGAAGGCGATGCATTGTATTTGTTCGCAAATGCTTCGAATTCTTGAAATATATTCTTCTCTGTCCTGTCACTAAAATATTCCTTCTTTAGGAATGGCAAGACCTTTCTAAAATAATCTTCATTCTGAATTAGATTCCTCAAGATCAGTTGTTCCATTCTCATCAATAATTTCCTGTTCTAAATTTCCAGATATGATCTCAATCAACAAATTGCCAATGCAATTCTTGAAGTCTTCATTCTTTTCCAATTTCTTTGGTTTACTTACCTTGGATTCTAACACATCATAGTCAAAAAGTAAATAGGCCTGTTCATCTTTTTCTTCAAATTTAACCTTGCCATACTTAAAAATGGTCCCCTCATAGGGACCACTTAAAAGTTTGATATGAACTGATGTAGAATCGGTTACAGAATTAATATACTGGTAATCAACATTTTCAATCATCTTCTTCCTCACTAGAAATAATTTGGGTAGACGCTACCCGATACTTGTCTTCAATAAATTCCTTGAAACTATCATTGTTTATGATAGAACTCCAGAAATCTTTAGTGTTTGTGTCAGCTTCACGATACTTCTTATCTTCTACTTCCCCTGTGTTTGGATCGACTTTAGAGTACCATCCATTAGAGGGTTTGATGACATGGCCGGATTCAATTGCAAGATCAAGAAGACCAGACCACTTGCTAAGCCCACCGTCATAAGATACAGTAATAGGGATTTTAGACTTTTCTTTGACATACCTTGACTTCTCCACATTGATAATGAAATCGTAACCAACGATCTCTTTTCCTTCTTTTTCTTGTTGTCTACCAATGATATAGATATTGTCTGCTGAATAATATGAACCGGTACCACCACCTACAATATCTTTGGGATACAATCCAATTTCTTTATATGTATGATTAACCACGACCATAGGAATGTCCTTCATGGTCAAATGTGGAGTAATCATACGGAACAATGATTTAACCTGTTTTGCACGACTCATATCCGCAACAGATTTGCCATCAAGAGCATCATCAACTTCTTTCTTAGATGCAAGATTACCAATAGAATCAATAACAATAATCAGATGATCTCCACGTTCAAGACTACTCAACTGATTCATAATATCAAACTTCAACTGTTCAATATCAGTTAGAGGAGTATGAAGTACCCGATTAGTATCAATTCCAAAAGAATCAAAGTAAGACTGTGGTGTGCCAAATTCACTATCATAGAATAAGAGAGCTGCATCTTCGTATTTCTCCAAATATGATTTAGCCATCAACAGACTAAATGAAGTTTTAAAATGTTTACTCGGTCCGGCCCACATAGTAAGACCTGGAGTAAGACCACCATCCAACTTACCAGACAATGCAATATTGATTGCTGGAATAGAAGTAGGAATCATGTCCTTCTCATTGAAGAACTTTGACTTTGCTAGAATTGCAGAATCCTTAATAGTAGAATTCTTTTTGATTTTATCTAGAATACTCATTTATCACCTTAATTAAAAAAGTCAGCTAACGAACTTGTTTTTTCAGTTTTCCAACCGATAGAATCCATAATAATCTTGATTGGATCTAAGAAAGTTTTATCGAATTGTACATCATAATCGATATACTTGTCAAGCCCCAATTCTGTTGGAAGTTTCTGTGGATAAGAAATAACATCTTCTTTGATTGGATTTGGCATTTTAAGATAAGTGAACTTCAACTTTTCCCCTTCTTGGATCAAAGGATATTGCTTGTCGAGTCCATTCTGTTTCAGATAATAATTATATAGAATTGCACCACGAACATGAATTGGACAACTTTTCTTATACAATGAAACAGGATCAGACCACTTTTGAAGACCATTTACTCCACGGGGGAATGAAATATCCTCAGCAGACTGACTCTTGAATTCACTTCTGAATTTTTCAATAAACTCTTGAACTTTAGATTCTGTTCCATTCAAAAGAACCTTAATCAATTCAGCCATTCTTTCACGAATGAATGCTGGAGTTGAAGATTTGATCATTTCAAGACCCATGACTTTAATATCAGGTTCTTCAAACTGAACACCTTCATTGTTATATACATTCAAAATATAACGCTTCTTGGCAGTCCAAATACCTTTGTCCGCAAGAGCCTCTCGCTTCATTTGCATTTTTTGATCATAAGCGAACACATAGTCAGCAAGTTCTCTGTAACTTCTATCGATAAATGGTTGAATCTTTTCTTCACAGAATTTATCCATGATGGAGATAGTTTTGAAAGTGTCACCTCGGTGAAGAGAAAACTTATGTACCATCGGCCCAAGATTGAGATAAATCGAGTCAGTATCAGACGCAACCACATAATCACTACTAGTCTCCAATAAATTATTCATAAACTCATTCAGTTTCTTTTCGATCCAACGAATAGACAACTGACCTGCCATTGTTACACCCAATGCCATACGCAAATCGTAGAATCTGAAATACTGTGAACCGGTTGCACCATAAGCAGAATTCAAACCAACTTTCTTAGCCAATTCAATGTTCTTATATTTTGCTACTGTTTTTGAAATCTCAAACTTCTTCTTTTCATCATGTTCATTGACATACTGTTGCTTGGCTTCAAGCATCATCTTCTTGAACTTCTTTCGATCATTATACATTTCTTCTAACATTCTCGGTAAGAAACCTTGAATATCGGTCCTAAAGAACTGACCGTTAGGAGTCATGGTAACATTTAGACCTTCAAGGGCACTCAAATCAATTTGTTTATGCAACATTTTTTCAACAGTAATACCTTGAGACAGAATATCACGCATTTCTTGTGTGTAATCTTCTGGTTCAATCAATGTTTCTGGTGAAATATTATACTGCATCATCAAATGGGGATATAGAGAATTCAAGTCGAAAGATGCAACCCAATTGTGCATACCAACTTGAACTTCTTTTACATAAGCACCCTCAAAGGACGCATCCTTCTCTTTAACAACTCTTGGGGGAACGATAATGTTCCGTTCCAACAAATGAGAATATGTCAGAGCATCCCACATTCTGGTTTGTGCAAAGATATCCTCATAGTTTGATTTAGTATCATAAGCAAGAGTCAAACCCAACTCAAGAAGCCTTAACTTATCTTCAAGACGAACAATAAGTTCAACGTCTTTGATATTATATTCGATGAATAATTGAAAGTTTTCTTTATACAGATTATGCAGGTTTCCATACTCTTCATAAGACAACTTACGTTCTTTCAACTCAACATGAGCAATATTATCCAAACGATAAGATTCTTGAGTCTTGCCGTTTGGAGCGTACCACTTATAAAGTTCAATATAATCAAGTGAGGCGACACCTTCCATACCGTAGGCAATCAATTCTCGACCATTTACGTTAGTCTTACGTTCAGAGATATAATTCCAAGGGGAGAGTCTCCTGGTGTCATCCTCGCCAAGAATTTTACGAAAACGATTGACGATGTATGGAATATCGAAAAACTTGGTATTCCAACCGGTGATTACATCCGGACACCTTTCTGTCCAGAGTTTAAGGAACTGCCTACAAAGCGTCCATTCATCTTTGCATCGTAGATAGTGTTCATCACCTTTAGTTTCATATTCACCACAACCAAAGACCCAGGTTGCTCCATTTAGATATGTAACGGTGATAGCTGTGATAGGTTCATTTGCAAGATATGGATCCGGAAAACCATTCTCCGATCCAACTTCGATATCGATAATTGCAATAGAGACTTTATCGAAATCCCACTCAATTTGGCCTTTGTGTTGATCCGCAATAAAAGCATATTCAAACCTAGACTGACCATAGATTGTAGGTGCTCCAGAAACTTTCTCAAATTGCTTGATATAGTCACGAGCTTCACGCATCGTGCCAAAGATTTTCTGTTGTAGATTGTCACCCTTTAGTGACTTAAATTTAGATGGAATTTTAGAGGGAATGTAAAACGAAGGAGAATATTCAATTTTATGTTTTACTCTTTTACCGTTAACAACACCCCGATAAAGGATGTTGCTACCGGATACTTGAACGTTTGTATAGAAATTTTTCATTTTATAAATATTATAGACTAACCTTGGAGAATTTCATGAATTATGAAAAACATTATTATACACTAATCAATAGAGCCAAGTCAAGACTCATAGAAGGATATGTAGAGAAACATCACATATTACCTAAATGTTGTGGAGGATCTGATGACCTTGACAACATTGTTATTCTTACTCCAGAAGAACATTATGTTGCTCATCTTTTACTTATAAAAATTTATCCCGATAATTTGGGTCTGTTATATGCAGCAAAAATGATGTGTGTAAAAAGTGACAAACATCAAAGAAATAATAAACTTTATGGATGGTTGAAACGCAAATATTCAGTATCATTAACTGGCGTTAAAAGAAAACAATACAACAAATCGGGAAAACCCAGAAAGGTTTATACGAAGTCTGGACAACCAAGAAAAGTCAGAGCCAAAGAAACTAAACCTAGAAAAAAAAGAACACTCACCGAAGAACATAAAAAGAAAATTGGATTGGCCAGTCTAGGAAGAACCAAAAGCAAAGAAACAAAACAACTTATTTCCACCAATTCAAGTTCCGCTCTACAAAAAAAGAAAGCGGAACTTGGATATGTTCGTTCCTATACTCCTAAGCGAACTATCCCGTAATCAAAGTCTTGTTAGGAAGTACGATTCCAGAACCAAAGATTTTGTCATAATTTGCTTTGAAATCTTCAGCAGGATCATAGGAGTATACTACATGAGCGAACTGAATGTCAATAGTTTTTCCTGTTTTGTCTTCTGCATGAAGAGGAAAAGGTGAAAATCCTACGTTAGGTCGACCATCTTGGCCACGAACAATAGAAATGCCAACTGGATTTTGTAATCGAATAATGCGTTCACTATCTGAAGAAATTTCTTCACCAAGAATATCTTCACCAGTAACAAGTTTAAGTGCAATAATTTTCATAATTTACCCCATAAAAAAAAGAAACCCCTCAGTTTGAGCATCGTTGATAGGCTTGAGGGGTTTTGTTAAAATGTCCAACTACACTCGTTATATACCGAGATGTACATTGTATAATTGGTAGCGGGTAGCAGAATCGAACTACTCTAGACTGGCTTATGAGACCAGTGATTTCACCAGAAATCTAACCCGCATCAAACTTAAGCGTCTTCAAAGATCAAGATAATATGATCGATTGGAATAATATATAGTTCATCTTCAACCTTGGTTGCCGCATTCCAGTTAATCAAAGCAACTTCATCGACAGTAATTTCATCAATTTCAGGTCCAATTGCAATAATCTTTGCTCTATCAGGATCTTGTGTTGACTTTAAAATAATTCCAGATTCAGTTTGCTTTGCAGCTGCAATACGTTCAACTAAAACATTCTTTCCAGTAGGTCTATACATAATTATCTCACTTCTGTTGTTAAATTGGCTGGTAAGGTGAGATTCGAACTCACATGTGACGCATTAACAGTGCGTTGCTTTGCCAGTCAGCCACTTACCAATAAATTGGTCCGGGTAACACGATTCGAACATGCGACCCTCTGGTCCCAAACCAGATGCTCTACCAAACTGAGCTATACCCGGAAAATATACTGGTTACGCTTCCAGTGTCATCATTTCGTTATGACCGTTCTATGTTCACGCCAGTGTTTTATTTTAAATCGCTTCTGGTCTTCGATCTTTTTGACCTACTATCTTTCGGTCACGTTTTGGAGCCCTTTGCCGGAATCGAACCGACTATTTCCTGCTTACAAGGCAGGCACATCGCCAGCAATGTTTAAAGGGCATTTAATTTACGATCCAGTTCACTCTGGATCTTGTGTTTTACCTTAGGTGTTGAATTCTTTACCAATGCTTCTTGTAGTTGTACAATACTGTGTGCCTTCCAATTTGGACGACCATGACGAGTATGCATTGGATTACTAATTTTCTTAACACTCATAAAACACCTCATAAATTGGAGCGGAAGACGAGACTCGAACTCGCAACATCTGACTTGGAAGGACAGTACTCTACCAATTGAGTTACTTCCGCATTTAAATTGGAGCGGGATGACAGAATTGAACTGTCAACTGGACCTTGGCAAGGTTCTATTTTACCTTTAAACTAATCCCGCATTGTTCAAACATTATACTTTATATATGCCTCTTTGGCAACCTTTATTTGGCACCCCGAGAGGGAATCGAACCCCCATTCTGGCTTTAGAAGAACCATGTCCTTTCCATTGAACGACCGGGGCATAATTGGTGGGCCTCGCAGGGCACGATCCTGCAACCTACGAATTATGAGTTCGCTGCTCTACCAATTGAGCTAGAGGCCCTTAAAACTTTTTCCCTGTGAACTTATTTTTTTGTATTCTGGTATCCACTTATTCCAGAGTTTTGACAGTCTGGGTTGAGATGAATTTATCAACCTGGCAAACTCACAAACCGACTTACATTCAGAACTTATAAAATCTGTATATAAGTTTTCAGCAAGTTTTTTAGTCTTTTCGTAATTTGAATGTGATCTACAATATTCAACATCAACATGATGTGTTTCTTTCTCACAAATTTTACATTTTCCTACTGATTTAGGATTTCTACCTAAAATCCAACCACTAGGAATTTCATCCTTTAAGAATTTTCCATTTAATAATGTTATAGGATCATAATACCATTTTCTACCAAAAGAACCGTTTTTATGACCTTTTCTATTTTTAGAAATTTCCGAATATCTACGCTTTAACCAACCATAAAATTTATTATTTCTTTTCAAGAAATTATTATTACAACACATCATTAAAGCTGCATGTATTAATTTATGATTATTTGGTTCCATTTTCACCAATAATTGGTGAGCAACATAATGTTCTTCTGGAGTTAATGCCACAAGATTTGTTTTTTTGTTGCTTCCACCTAAACATCTAGGAATAATATGATGTATTTCAACATACCCATCAATATTCCTAGTTTTAGCTCTTTCAATTAAAAGTTTATAATGTTTTTCGTAGTTCATTATAATAAAATTGGTGCGGGTAGTCGGACTTGAACCGACAAGGATTTCTCCGGCGGATTTTAAGTCCGCTGCGTCTACCAATTTCACCATACCCGCTTTATTTGGTGCCCTCGGTCAGATTCGAACTGACACTGGACGGCTTCTAAGACCGTTGCCTCTACCAATTGCGCTACGAGGGCATTCATTCAGTTTATGTGGACCATTATAACAAATGATCCACATGTTGTCAACCACTTTTTTGGAGCTCCTAGATGGATTCGAACCATCGTCTCCTCCCTACCAAGGAGGCATGTTACCATTACACACCATGGGAGCAAACCTTTTTAGATCAAATCCTTTAGACGGTCAGCACAATGACTGGCAGCCCAACTGTTTGGTTTGACCATTGGTGTTAAATTACAAGTGCCTCTTATGTACCCTATTGCTTG